CGCCGATCTCACCGGCCCACACGTTGCCCACGGCCGAGTAGTTGTGCGGCAGGCGCCAGCCCTTGTCACCGGTCTCCTGGCGGAGATCGTGGGAGATCTCCGGGTGGATGTAGCAGCCGTACATGCTGCCGCGGCGCGGCACCGCCTTGGCGGTGCGCATCTTGGCCACGCCCAGGCGCACCAGCGCCGACGTGAAGCCGTCGGTGGCCACGCCGGAGGTCACGGTGGAGACCATGGTGGTGGCCACCGTGGTCGAATCGGCGTTGGTCACGTAGCTGGTGGTGCCGGCCTTGACCTGGATCAGGTTCGAGCCGCCGCGCAGCTCGGTCTGCGCGAGCACGTCCACGGAGTCCGCGCAGTTGTACGCCAGCATGTTCGCGATCGCCGGGTCCACGTCGCTGATCGAGAACAGGCGCAGCTTGCGCGTGCGCAGCACGGCGTTGCCGTACTCGTTGACCGTCAGGGTCTTGGTGTTCGGGTTGCCGATGGCAACCGCGTCCGGGTCGGTGTCCTCGGACAGCGCGGTCGTTGCCGCACTCATGTCCTGGTAGGTCTCCAGGACGATGGACTGACCGGGAGCGGTCAGCTCCTCGGGCCGCTTGTCCGCGAGAGCGCGGAACAGCGGCTGACTGCGCAGCGCGAACTCGAAGCGCTTGTCGTACGCGGTCTGAACCGCGTTCGACATCGCTGTGGTGTCGGTGTAGGCGTTGGCCACTGGGATCTCTCACCCTCTCGGGGTGTCGCAGGAGTCGGGGAGAGAACCAGGCGTCAGAAGTAGCGGGAGCCGGCGTCGCGCATGATCGCGTCCAGCTCTTCCATGGACTTCGCGGCGTTCAGCCGCGCAGTGAGCTGGTCGTCCGCCGACAGCGCGGGCGCCTGTGCGCCCTGCCCGGCAGCGGCCATGCGCTCCATGGCTGCCTGGTCCTCGGGGCTGACAGCCGACTGCACCGCACCCTGTGCGGCCTGCTGGCCCTGCTCGACGGCGGCGCCGTCGGCCTTGGCCAGTACGGCGCCGTGCGCCGTGAGCCAGTCGTTCAGCCCTTCGGGCTTGCCCGTGTACAGGTCGGCGACCTGCGGGGCGTAGCCCTGAGCAGCAAGCGCTTCGCGTACCTGAGTGCGCGCCCTCTCGGCGCGCAGCGTCTCGTTCTCCTCGCGGAGTGACTTGATGTCCTGCGACACCTTGGCCATCTGCTCCCGGAACCACTTGGGCCCCTGGTCCTGCGTGGCCGCAGGTTCGTTGGTCTCGTCCTCGACGCCGAACTCGTACTCGCTCACTGCATCTCCCGCTCTTACGCGGCCAACTCGGCAGCTGGGGAGGCTGCCGGGTGCTCCGCTCCCGGACTTCCTGCGGTCGGGGGCCGGTGGATCCCAACTAGAACGCATTCTACCCACGGTGCTAGCACTAATGCGCTAGCACCTGTTCGGGCGCTCGACGGAGCGCTACGCTTCCGCTCGACTACAGAGGGGGAGAAGATGAAGCGCGCAGCACACATCTGGCTCGGACTGGTCCTGGCGGTCCTCGCCATCGGCGCCGTAGCCGGCGCGATCATGCCCGGCGGCATCGGCGGGCGCATCGGCGCCGCCGTCATCGGCCTCGCAAGCGCCTATGGCGCACTGCGCGTCTGGGCCAAGGCCCCGGACGCACGAAACCCCCGCCCGTAGGCGGGGGCTAAGGCTCAGGTCTGCCTGAACCCGGCCGACAGGCCGGGCGCTGCGCCGCCGGCGACGGACCCGAACAGGGCCCGCTCTTGGCTGGCCAGACCCCGCTTCTTCGCCAGGGAGTCGGTGTTCGTCCCGAACACCGTGGACTCCTCTTCGGCCTGGTTGAACGTGGTGCCGAACCTGGCGGCCAGCGCCTGGAGGTTCGGCAGTTCGTCCGCGACCTGTTGGAAACCCTGCGAGGCCTGAGACTGCGTGAAGCCCTGCGTCACGTAGTCCTCCATGGTGGCGGCGTCCGCCAGCAGGCCCCGGCGCAGCGCCTCGCCGCCGAGCTGTGCGGCCTGTTCCTGCTTCTGGAGGATGGGCAGTGCTCGGGTCTGGTCCAGGAAGTACGCCGTCACGTGGGCGTCGTCCACGCCGTAGAACGCCTTGAGGGCGTTCTTCGTGGCGTCGTCCGCCTGGCTGGTCGCGGCGACCGCCAGGTCCACCCTGGACTTCACCTCGGTCGGCGACACGTCGCCGCAGATCCAGTTCGTGAAGTCCTGGGGCTGGTCGTAGAAGCTGGGCGGCAGCCCCGCGCTCGCCATGATCTGGCGGTAGGACGCCTCCGTGCTCAGGTAGTCCGCCGGGCTGAGCACGGGCAGGCCCGCCTTGCGGCGGATCTCGTTGCCTGCGAAGCGCTGCTTGAACTCGGCCGTGTCCTGGAGGAGCAGGCTGATCGTGTCGGCTGAGTAGCCGTTCTGGATGTAGCTGTAGATCTTCGGCGCGAGGCTTCCCAGTCCGTAGCTGGTGAACAGCGTGTTCAGCGCAACGAAGGCGTCCCGGTCCGCGCCGGTCAGCACATCGGCGAAGGACCCCCGGTCGGAGTTGGAGAAGCGGGTGTCGCCGGAGGCGTCGATGGACCCGGCGGGAATGGTCGGCGCGGTCCGCGCCGGGGGGGCGGCGCTGCCCGAAGAGGTGAAGGCCATCAGAACACCATTCCCATCTGCATCAGCACCTGGTGCGCGGTCTGCATCGTGCTGTCCTGCGCGTTCTGCGTCTTGCGCCAGGTCGGGTCCTGGCGCAGCTCGTTCTCGAAGGCCCAGATGCTCTGGGCCTGCCCGCCCTTGTTCATGGTCATGGCCTTGGCCACGTGCTTGTTGGACAGGTCCACATCACTGTCCGGAATCTCCAGGATCTTCGAGACGGACTGGATGTAGGGCGAGGCCAGGTCCATGACGTTCTGGCCCGCCTTGATCTGGTCGGCGAAGGCGCTGTACTTCGCCGCCGCCTCCCGGCGGATGGCGGCTTCCTGGCCCTCCAGCGTGGAGTGCCCGGACACGATGGACCGGGCGGCCTGGCGGTACCAGACCGCCGATTTTGTGATCCCGTTGGCGTAGGCCAGCTGGTTGAGCTGGTCGAAGGCCTCGCCTGCGGCGCCGTACATCACGTCGCCGTGCAGCTGCGCACGGGCCCCGGCGTACTCGGTGATCCTGGCGTCGGACCAGCCGAGCGCCATTTTCTTGTAGACCAGGTCCGACAAGAGCGGCGTCCACTTGCCGCCCCGGGCGAGTACGTCGGCGGCCACGCCCGCCTGGATCGCCAGGTCGCGGACGGCGGCGCCGGTGGCGTCGCGCTGCTGCCGGTAGGTGGCCGGGTCGGTGTAGCGCAGCGTCAGGTACTGGCGCAGCACATCGGGCTGCGTGGACCACCACTTGGTGTTCTTCAGGCTGGCCGTGAAGCGGCCGGCGGTCCAGCCGCCGGCCACGGCCTTCTTGAACAGGGCCTTCAGCTCTTTCGAGCTGTTGATCATTGCGGCGCTCAGGCCGTACTGGCTGGCCAGCTCCGCATCGCTCAGCTTCGCCATCACGCCACCAGTCCCAGGGCCGCCAGTACCTGGCGGCCGACCTGCATCGTCTGCGCCTGCGCGCCCTGCGTCCGGCGCCACGCCGGATCAGCGCGCAGCGACGCCTGGAAGTCGGCCAGCCCCATGGGGTCGGGCTGGCCCTTGCCGTCGGCGCGGTTCAGCGCCGCCTGCACCTTCGGGTGCCAGACATCCACATCCGTCTCCGGCAGCTCCAGTTCCTGCGCCGTCATCTGGATGTACGGCGCCGCGATGTCGCGCATCGTCGCACCGCCCTCCAGCTGGGCGGTGAAACCCGGGTAGGTGCTGATGGCCTGCTGGCGCAGGCTGTCCTGGACCTGCTGGACGCTGCTCAGGCCGCGCACGACGTAGGCGGCCTGGTTCTTCACGGTCTCGTCCGAGATCCTGATTCCCTGGTCGTACGCGTACGACTGGATCTGCCGGGCGGCGGAGCCGGCCTGGCCGCCGAGGGTGTGGTCCTTGGTCCAACCGACGTACTTGCCCAGGAAGTTGCTGATCTGGGCGTCGTTCCAGGCGAAGTCCACCATGTTCTTCGCCAGGGCCTGCACCTGCTTGCTCGTCAGGATGGCGCCCGCCTTCACCGCCATGTCCTGCGCGCTGGCCGCCGCAGCGGCCAGGGACGCCTTGTAGGTCGCAGGGTCCGTCTTCGCCTGGACCTGCGCCTTGCGGGCGCTCTCGGAGTTGTTCTCCCACCACCTGGTGTTCTTCAGGTGCGCGGTGAAC